AGGGGCGGCCCAGCAGACCCTGGGTGGTGGTCTGCGTGACCGTGGTCGTCTCCGGCGGGGGCGCGGGCGAGGTCTCCGTGCACTCGTAGTGCGGTTCCTGCGGGTTGAAGTTCTGAACGCGCCCGCAGTCCAGGGTTCGGCCGTCCGCGTAGTGCTCGATCCAGCCGACCGGCGGCTGACCGTCACTGCCTTTTGGGAGCGGCCCCACGTCTTGCGTGGTGCCGTCGGTGTAGGTCACCACCAAGTCACCGTTCACCTGGGCGGTGCTGGCGATCCCCCGGCCCGGCTTGCCGGTCTCGCCGGTCTGGCCGGTGGCGCCGTCCTTGCCGACCACCTGGCCGACGTCCTCGGTGGTGGCGTCGGAGTAGATCAGCGTCAGGTGGCCGTTCGCGATCGTCGAGCCGGTGATCCCGCGCCCGGCCGCGCCGGTCTCGCCCTTGATGACGCCCTTGTCTTCGGTGACGCCGTCGGAGTAGGTCACCCTGAAGTGGCCGTCCACGATCGAGGTGGCGGCGATCCCCCGGCCGTTCTGGCCCGCGACGCCCTGAGCGCCCTGCTGCGCCGGAGGAGCGGCAGCCACGGCGGCGGCCTTGAGCTGACGGGCCAGCTCGCATACCCCGCTCTCGGCCAGCTTCTTGGCTGCATCATCTCCGCGCAGGCACAGCGCCAGGGTGCTGTCCGCCGAGCTGTTCGCTACGGGGCTGATCGCGCCCAGCTGGCTGACGGCGTTGTCCTTCTCCTGGGTGACCGCGTCCACCTTGCCGATGGGGATGGCCACGAGAGCAGCCACGATGGCCACGGCGGCGCCTGCGAGCCCGAAGCGGTTGTACCAGCGGCTCCGACGGGCGCGCGCAGCCTGGCGCTTGTGCTCGTTGACGAGCAGATTCGCTTGGGGCGTCAGCGTCGTGTCAATGGACATGGCCAGTCCCCTCACCGGGCACCGGGACATCGTTTTGGATCAGCGCTCGCCGGTATCGAGCCGCCTCATCCTCCGCTTGATGCATTCGCCTGCGGTATTCCTCGGTCTCCATCTCAGCCTCGTCGGCGCGCTCACGGGCCTTCCGGTTCTCGGCCTCCAAACGGGTAATAACAGAGTCTTCGGACTCTATTCTTCCCTTGCGGCGACCGTCTATAACCCTAGCCACCGTGGCAACCAGGGTCGCCAGACCGCCGCCGAAGACGGCGCCGAGGATCAGCTCAAGGCTCATGTCGAACCGTCCACGCGGGGCGCGTGGTGGAAGACCTTCCACAACTCGGTGTAGCGCCGGACCAGCAGCAGGCAGAGGGCCAGGGTGCTGAACAGGACGTAGATCAAACCCGGCAATTCCGGAACGCGGTGGTCCGAGATCAGCTGGACTCCTCGACCCACCAAGATCACGGTGTACGCCAGGTAGCCGGTCAGCAGCAGTGTGATGGCGATCAGCTCGAACCCGACGCTTCGCAGGGATGCTCCCAGGACACCCACGAGGCCTCCAACGGTCAGCGACGCGGCCCAGATGTAGATGTAGATCTTCCAGCTAACCAGCGCGAAGCTGGCTAGTGGAACGAAAAACGACATCGCGGCCGAGACGCTCATGAACAGGTAGGCGAGGAGGTGCAGCCATCGAGGCAACGGACGCATCGGCATGGCTGGGAATCCCCCTCGTCACCTGATGGACGTACTTGCGAGCGGTGCTCGCACTACTTCAACGCGAGCACCAGCACGGCCACGAAGCCGCACAGCGCCGCGACGTGGAACAGCAGCGGGCTGCGGTAGGTCGACACGGTGTGCCACAGGATGGCGTGGAGCGCGGTGCCCGCGACTGCCACGATGGCCAAGATCAGGACCAGCATGTCCATGACTTCCTCCTTCGTCGCAAATTGGCATCAGAATCCGGGTCGTGGACAGGAGCCCACGACCCGGCGTGATCACCAGCTCACTGGCCGATTTGCCGCATCAGCAGTCCCTTGAGGACGGTCTGGATCTCGTCCTGGGAGAGCTGGATGTCGGGGTCTTCGATGACCCGGCGCTGGATGTCGAACCAGTCGCGGGTCGCCTGCGGGATGCCCCAGTTCGGGTCCGGTACGTGGTCCGTGATGACCTTCTCGACGACCTCGGAGTCCACGCTGGCCGGGACGATCCAGAGGTGCTCGCCGGGTTCGCCGGGGGTGCGCGCCGTCGACATCTGCACGACCTGGTCCAGGGCCTGCTCCAGCTCGGCGTGCAGCTGGCCCTGATTGACGTCCTTGTCGGCGAAGAACTGCGCGGTCTCCTCGTCCGGGAACGGCGACCAGGGGACCTCCTCGATCTGCTTGTCCTCGGGGACGGTGGCTTCGGTGCTGGGCTCGGTCACGGAGGGCTCCTTCAGATGAACAGGTCGGTGGAGTCGGTGGCTTCGCCCGCGAGAGCCGCGTCCAGCAGCTCGTAGTGCGTGCCCTTGATCCTCAGGGCGGCGAGGTTACGCGCGCGGCGGCCGTCGGTCTGACCCTCGGTGATCAGCTCCTGCTGCTCGGCGAAGTCGAACTGCTTGGCGGCCGTCTTCTCCAGGTGGGCCTTCGCGGCGGCGGCGATGTCTTCGTTGCCGTCGCCCTCGGGCTCCGTAATCAGGTCCTGCCCGGCGGCCGACTTCTGGAAGGAGGCCACGATGTCCGCCAGCCGGTCGCCCTCGGCGGCGGCGTGGTAGCTGTTCGGCAGCGACGACCCGCCGTCGAGCAGGTGGATGTTCGCATCGCTGTCCGGCACCAGCTCGGCGGCAGCGGGCGGGTTGTCCGGAATCGGGTCCAGGTCGTCGTGGGTCATCTCGGCCGGGCGCATGGTGGCGTTCTCGTCGCCGTAGGCCACCGGCAGCGCGGGCTCGGGCTGCTCGTGCAGGACCGCGTCGAAGCCGAGCGACGGCGTCAGCGGCTGCGGGTTGGCGTTCAGGTTGTTCCAGTTGTCCGGATCCTCCCCGGCCGCCCAGCCGGTGCTGCCCGGGTTCGTGGTGTTCGAGTGCGCGGGCTCGCTCGTGCCGCGTCCGGGCTGCGGGTTCGTGTTCGAGATCGGGTCCCAGGCGCTGGCCTCCTTCGTGGCGTCCAGCGAAGCCTTGCCGATCTCCTTCCATGGAGTGTGCGCCTTGACCTCGTCGCGCAGGTTCGGGATCTTCCGGGCGTGCTCGGGATCCCACCAAGCCGCCTGCTCGTGGCAGTCTCCCTTGGGGTCATCGGGATTCGGCACCACGCGACCGTCCTTCATGGACAGGTCCTTTTCGGACGGGATCACCACGACATGGCCCTGGTACACCCCGTTCGGGGAGGACCAGACGTGCTTCACCGCGCCGTGCAGCGGGAACTCCTGTCCGACCTCCTCTTCCCACTCGCGGATGCCCGCGTGCAGGCTGGAGCGGTCACCGTCCTCGTGGTGGCCGCCCGGGAACTCCCAGGTGCCCGCCGCCGGGTCCTTCTCGTCGTCGAGTCCGCGCTGGAGCATCAGCACGCGACCGGTGTCGTGCGCCTTGAGCGCGATGCCGGAAACGCTCGGGCCGGGCGGCTCGGCCTTGGCGGCCTCGTGGTGGTGCTCGTGGCCCTCGCCACCCAGTGGCGCGCCGCAGTGCGGGCAGCGGTGGTGCTCGACGGCTTCCACGCCGATGAAGCCACCACAGTGCGGGCAGCGCCGCTCGCCGTCCTCGTGGTGCTCAGCAGTCTTCTGGGGCAGCTCCTTGACCGCCTCGACCTCATCCCCCTGACCCTCCAGGTGGGCGACCGCGCGCTGGGCGTGCTCGTCACAGGTCGGGATGTAGGCCATGTGCTCGGCCCACATGTGCGCTTTCGTAGCCGGTTCGTCGCAGTACTTGCAGGTCTGCGGGCCGAGCTTGCCCGCGTCCTTCCACAGCAGTACGGCCGTACGGTGACGGACTCCGGCACGCACCAGGCTGCCGATGACCTCGGCTGGGTCGGCGTCCTCCGCGCGCAGCCGGGCCACCATCGAATCGACCAGCGACCCCTCGTACGGCCGGGCGAAAACGTGCTCGCCCGCGTCCGGGTCGTACCGGACGATGGTGCGCTCGCGCGAGGTCGACTCGGAGGGGTGGACCTCCTTGCCGAACATGCCCTGGCTCTGGGCCTCGAACTGGAGCGCCAGCGCGTGCGAGCACTTCCGGCCCTCGAAGCGCTGGAAGCCGGGGCTGCGCTCGAAGGCGTAGGCGGCCCACTTGCACCCACAGGTCCAGTCGGCGACCTTCTTCGTGCCGGGCCGGTAGACCAACAGGGCCTCGTAGGTGCCGTGGTCGCCCTGCACGGTGCCGCCGATGCCGTCGTTCGAGGCGATGACGATGGTCACGCCACCCTCGGACCGGATCCGCTTCGCCTTGCGCTGGACGTCGGCCCAGGACGCGGTGATGTGGAAGCCCAGGTCCCTGTCCCGAGCAGCGGCCCTCAGGATGCGACCGGGCTCTGGGTCCTTGCGGGCGGCGATCCTCTGGTGCCCGCTCGCGGAACAGAAGCCGTCGTCGTGGTGGGTCAGCTCGTGCTGGAAGGCCTCGTCCTCGTCGTCGGTGTCGAACCCGCAGCCCAGGTGGGCGCCCGCCAGCGCGGAGTATTTCTCCAGCGACTTGGGCAGGTGCTTGAACTGCGACGGCGCCCACTCGGCCTCGGGGAAGCCGTGCTTGTCGGCGTCGTAGACGTGCCCCTCGACGTGCTTGTCCCCGCGCAGCATCGCGGCGGCGGTCCGGTGGTGACCGTCCAGCGTGTAGTAGTCACCGCCGTGCTTGACGAAGATCGGCCGGTCGTTGGCCGGGTAGTTCGGCCGCCCGCTGCCGGACTTGTGCTCGGGGTTGCTCAGGTACGTGTCGACGCCGCGCTTCGTCACGCGCGGCTGGGTCGCGTAGACCTTCGGCCCGTGCAGCGGAACCGGGCCGATCTCGCCCTTCTCGTGCCAGTGCCTGAAGTCGTTCTCGCGCCCGCTGTAGCCCCGGAACTCGTGCACGCCCGCGTGCTGCCCCACGGCCTGCTCGTCTTCCCAGTCCGGGTCGTCGCCGTGGTTGCCGAAGTTCGTCTTCTCGCCCTCGACGTACCCGGCAAAGCCCACGCGCTTGGTCGGGATCGTCTTGGTGTCGTTGTCCTCCGTGACGGAGCCCTTCGCCTGCATCAGCGCCATCGGGCCGGGCTCGGAGATCGGGCAGACCTGCTGCTGCCACGGCGTCTCCCAGGGGCACGGGCCCCGGTCCTGCGGGATCGCCAGCGAGACGGCCGTGGAGTCGCCCGGAAAGGTGCAGCGAGCCTCACGGCGCCAGGTGCACCAGTCGTGCCCGGCCAGCGCCGCCGTGGTGCTCACCCGCGAGTCGAAGTCGATGAAGTCGTTGATCCCGGCCTGCCCGGGCGCCCCGGCGCCGGGAGACGCGCCCGAGCGCGGGTCGACGATCGTCTTCGGGTGGTTCGAGGGGTCGCCGATCAGCTCGGGCGTCCACTGCATGCCCGGGTGCGCCGACATCGTGCCGTTGCAGGTGGCGCAGGTGGCCTGCCGGACCCGGCCGTTGTCGGTCTTGTCGGTGAACTCGGTCCCGCCGCAGTACGAGCAGCTGGACGGCTGATCGTCCCCGCCCGGCTCGTCATGGTCCTCGGCGTCGGCTTCCTGGCGCTCCTGGCTCAGCGCGGCCGTGAAGCTCATCTTCCCCGGGTCCGGCCGGTCGTCAATCACGGTGCCCAGCTCGGGGTAGTCGTCGGTGGCCAGGTGCACCCCAGCGGCAGACCGACTGGTCGGCATCTTGGTCAGCATCGACGCGGAGTAGTTGCCGCCGCCCATGCCGTGATCCAGCGTGACCACGTAGTTCTCGGCGTTCGCGATCGGCCCGTCCTGGACCTCGTCGACCACGCCGGGGTAGCCGTCCACGGTCATGACGCGCTCACCCGGCTGGAAGTCCCAGTAGGTCTCGCTGGTGATGGCCTCGCGGCGCAGGTTCATGACGGCCTCCTCGCTGTTTGGGCTGCCGCCTGGGCCACCCGGGCAGGCTTAGACCGCTTCCTCGTCCTCGTCCCACTTCTTCTGCCAGCGCTCTTCGGGCTCGACGACGACGTGGCGGCGCATGCCGACGTGCTTCGGGTCGCCGTAGAGACCGGCTGGCCGGTAGTTCTGGGTCCGGCGCTCGACGACCTCGCCCGTCTCCGGGTCCACGAGGTCCTCGATCGAGTTGTCCGGTGCCACGTAGTGCTTCTTGGCCGCGCGCCGGATCTGGCCTCGCTTGTACTCGTAGTTCGCGACCTTCCGGGCGGCTGGCTTCGGCATGCTGGCCCTCGCTTCGTCGGACTCCGGCGGGCGGGTGTCGCCCTCCTCGGGAGCCTGGGCGGCCACCGGCAGCGGGAGCACCTGCGCCCCGGCGTCGGTGGCGTCGCTCTCGTCGTCCTCTGCCTCGTCCTCTTCGGTGGGCGCCAGCGCGGGTGTGGGAATGTCCTGGTTGCCCAGGGTGGGGATGACCATGTCCTGGCCGGGTTCCGGCGCGTTGAGCGCGCGCGGCTCGAAGTCGTCGCGCAGGTCTTGCGGGATCGGCAGTCCGGCGTCGCGCAGGGCCTGGTAGGTCTCCTTGCGGGTCTCCTGCTCGACGACAGCCTTGCGGATCTGCTCCTGCTTCTTGGCCTCCAGCATCTCCTCGAAGTCGATGCCGGTGCCGAGGATGCGCCGCTCGTCGGTGATCGGTACCCCGGCCGCCGAGAGGCTCTCGATGAACTGCCGTTCCTGGGCTTGGTCGCTCAAGTTGAGCGTGTCGAACTCAAGTTCCGGCACGAGCAGCTTCGGCTGTTCGACGATCTTCTCCTCGCCGGACTCCTCGTCGACCTCCAGGACCTCTTCCATTTTCACGTACCGCTTGCCGTTGCGGACGTCGTAGTCGAAGTGCTCCTGGGCCTCGGCGACGATCCGCGCGCGGTCGTCGAAGAACTCCTTGACGTCGTTCTGGTGGTCGGTCATCAGCTCGGTGACGACGTCGCGGTTCAGGGCGTCGGCGGCGTAGGTCTCGCCTGCCTGGGCGCCCTGGAGCATGGTGCGCGAGAGCCCGAAGGTCTGGAGGATGCGGTCCTCGATGCGGTCGAAGTCGCCGGTGAGGTCCGGCATCTCCTCCTTGCCGAAGACGCTCTCGATGGTGGTCGCGAAGTTGTGGACCATGACGCGGAAGTCGGCGGCCAGCGCCTCGTCCAGCGACTCGCGGAAGTCGTCCAGCTCGTCGCCGGTGGGGATCCACGGGACGTTGGTGCCCAGGTCGGTCGCGCTGGCGCCGAGCTTGGCCAGCAGCAGCGGGGTGTACAGCCGGTCGGAGATGGCGTCCATCGCCGTGTTCAGCATCTCCTCCTGGAGCACCGACCGGAACGCGCGCATGATGATCGGGATGCCGCGCTTGTGGAAGGTGTCGGCCTCGAACTTCACCTGCTTGAGCAGCATGTTCGAGACGGGCATCCGGCTGTTCTCGCCCGCGAAGGCGACCAGTTCGGGGTACTCGCTGACCAGCTGGTTGTACTCCCAGACCGGCGCCCGGTTGCGCAGGACGTCGCGCAGGGCCTGCGGGAGCCGGATCAGGAACCTGGGGTCGCGCGAGAGCGGGCTGCGATCCACGAAGACGTCGTTCGGGTGCAGCAGCTCCTCGGACTCCCAGACGCCCAGCACCTCGTTGAAGGTGCCCAGCGGGAAACCCTCGCCGACCATCCACTTCTCGCGCGAGAGGTTGACCAGGAACTTCTTGTACTTGAGCTGCTCGAAGAAGAGGTCCTCGTAGAACTCCTGGAGCTGCTTGTCCTTGCACTTGATCTTCATGCCCTGCAAGGGGTACTTCGAGTAGATGTCGATGCAGCTGGCCAGCACGGGGTGCGTCAGGTAGAGCAGACGGCAGAACTCCCGCAGCTTCGCCATCTCCTCGTCCTTAGAGATGTCGAACGGGAGGTTGTTCTGGCGCCAATAGAACATCGGGTCGCGCGGGCGGCCCATGGCGAAAGCCAGGTCGCCGCCCTGCCCGCCGCCGGAGAAGGTGTCCGAGATGATCCCGGCGCCGCGCTTCTTCAACGCGCCGATCCGGCGGTTGCGGCGCATCTCCGCGACGGTGGGGTCCTCGGTGTAAGCGCGGGCCATCCGCGACATCTCCACCGACCGCGTGGGCACGACGAGGCCGGGGTGGCCGCTGCCGGACGGCTCCGGACGGCTCTGACCCCGGCGATCGGTGACGACGAAGTCCGCCACGCGCGCTCCCTACTTCTTGGCCGCGCGCCTGCGGGCGGGCGTGGTTTCCTGCTCGTCCTGGACGTCCTGCTCGGCTTCCTCGGCCGTCATCGTGGCGGGCTCGATGATCTTGTAGTTGATCAGCCTATCGACCTCGACCTCTTCGGCCGGGGAGTCCCGGGTCAGCATCACCATGTCGCCCGGTGCGTGCTCGCCGTCGGCGTTCGTCCACGGGATCAGGACGCGGTAGCGGGGCATCAGCGGACTCCGATCTTGCTGCGGATGACGGTCAGGACCTTCTCGCGGTCGCGCGCGGCCTCCAGGGCGACGTGGCGCAGGAAGGCGTCCGGGTCGACGTAGACCCCCGAGGCGGTGCGGTAGGACTTCTTCGCGAACGGGTTGCCGCCGTCGCCGGAGTCCTCCTCGTCGCCGTCCTCGTCATCGGCGCCCTGGTCGGCGAAGGGGTTGTCGTCCTCGGCGTTCGGGTCCGCGTTCGGGTCGTCGACCGGGATGCCCTCGGCCGCGTCCTGGGCCTGCTGCATCTGCTCGTCGTCCTGGCCGGGCCACTGCGGGCCCATGCCGGGCACCTGAATCGGCTGGCCGTTGATGGTCTGCGGGAACGCGGGGTAGCGCGGCTGGACCTGCACGGTGAAGCACATCTTGCAGAAGCCGCACTCGATGGTTCCGTCCGAGCGCGCGATCACCTGCCCGGAGCCGCACGCCGGGCAGTGGTAGACCACCTGCGGGTCGCCCGAGTCGTGGGCGAACTTCATGATCTTGGGCTTGCTCTCGGCCAGCCGCCGGGCGAAGCGCTGTCCCACGCTGGCGTCGGCGGGCAGCTCCCCGAAGCCCAGCAGGACGACGTAACGGTCAGTCACCGTAGCCTCCGAGGGCCTCGGCCAGCAGGCGCACGCTGGCCAGTCGGATGACCTCGAACTGGTCCTCGGGGTCCAGCTCGGCCAGGTGCTGGGTCACCGCGCCGACGTTGCGCAGTTGACCCTCCACATAGGACACAGCCTCTTCGGCGAGCCCGCCGGTCTCGGCGAGCGCGCCGGAGCTGGCCAGCATCCGCAAGACGGCGGCCGGTCCGCCGGTGGCCAACTCGTGCCGGGCGCCGGTGTGGATGATCGTGCCGTACTCCAGCGAGTCCTCCAGCAGGTCCAGTTCCGCCGAAGCACGCCGCGCATTCGCCGGAGAGGGCGCCACCGCGTCTTCCAGCTCGGAGTAGAAGCTGACCTCCCCGGCCCGAGGGCCATCGCTCCACCGCACGTGCCCAGCGGCGGACGAGGCCAGCATGAGGATGCGCCCGCGCGCGCCGAGCGGGACGCCGTCACTGCCGTCACCGATGCTGGTGACCGACTGGCCCTCGTGGAACATTCACGCCTCCGGGTACTGGATCACCGATTGACGAGCCAGGAACACCACTTCGGACAGGCTGAGGCCGTCGTTGATCCGCCCGATCGTGGCGATCCGGCGCATCAGCTGACCGTCCTTGGCGCCCGCCGCGACCTTCCGGCCGTGCCAGAACTCGTCCTGCGCAGTCGCGACCCGGCCCGGCTCGAACGGGTTCACCTCGGGGTGCACGTCCAGATCCACCAGCGAGCCGCACAGCCGCATCCCGCAGTACCAGTGCGCGTGGTCGCGGTCGTCCGTGACGATGGCCGTGTCGGCGGTGCCGCAGCGCGGGCAGGCCGCGCCCTCCAGGGTGATGCCCGGCACGGTGCCCGGCCGCTTGCGGCGGCCGAGGAACGGCGTCTTCGTCACGAACGGCGCGGGGTACTCGTGCTTGGCGACCAGCGGGTCCGGGACGTCCGCGCCGTACCCGGGATCCGGGTGGTGCTTGTCGTAAACGTAGAGGTTGCTCTGCTCCACGACGCCCGGCTGCTTCTTCGTCGGCACCCGGCCGTTGATCTCGGTGTGCTCGGAGGCGCCCATGCCGCTGGCGTCCGGGCCGGGACCGGCGTACTCGTCCCAGCCCGCCACCGGGTCATCGCCCACGTAGCCCTTGCGGTCCGCGTCGCCGGGCGCGGGCATGCCCGGCTGCTTGGCCACGCGCATGAAGTCGGCGAAGACCGGGGCGGGACCGGCGAGCGCCGCGACGCGCTGGATCTGCTCGGGCGAGCCCATCCACAGGTCGACGTCCTCGGAGCCACAGCCGTCGTGCACCACCTTGGCGGCCAGGCGCGGGACCTGCCCGCGCTCGCCGCATCCGTTGCAGAAGACCTCGACGGTCACTGGCGCTCCTCCTCGTCTTCCTCGCCGCCCGGTTCGCCCTCGGAAGAGCGAACGGGGATCGGCTGGCCGGGGCGCTGTGGAGTGTTGATCCGGCGGGACTCCGCGTCCTGCCGGGGCCGCTGCTCGGCGGGCTTGTTCCAGTTGTTCAGGTAGAACTCGTCGCCGGACTCGACACCCAGCGGGTTCTCCGCCGTCGGCCGGTTCATGGTGTCGGCGATGACGTAGCGCAAGGCCGTGACGCCCATCCCCGCGCCCATGCCCATTCCGCCCGCCATGGCGGGCTCCTGGGGCGGGTTCTGGCCCGCGAAGGGGTGCGTGCTCACCGAGTCGTTCGGGATCGTCAGCGGCGGTCCTGCGACCGATCCGGCACCGCCCGGCTCCATGCTCTGCGGGGTCGGCGGCGCGCCCATCGGGTCGACCTGGGTCTGCGAGGTGTCACCGGCGACATCCGGCGACGAGGAGGCCTCGCCGAGCACCCAGCGCGCGACCTTGCGCGAGGCGGCCTTGGCCGACTCGCTGGCGCCCGGCACATTGCTGTACAGCGCCTTCTGGAACTGACGAGCCTCGCTCTCGGACTTCGGCTCTTCGTTCTTCCGCTCGCCCTTGGCGTTGAATACTGCGTACCCGCCGTCGACCTCGCGGACCTCGTACGGAGCGTGCTCGCCGCCGCCGGGCGCGGTGTGCCGAACGGCCATCACGCGGTTGCCCTGCTGAGCCCTCACCCACGGGTGGTCATCGTGCAGCCGGACGCCGTGGCCCGGGTCGCCGGTCAGGTGCCGCCAGGTGTCGTCCTGGCGGTAGACCGGTGCGTTGCAGTGCGCGCAGGCGCCGTGGTTGTCCTTCTCGGCCGTCACGCGCGCGCCGGAGTGGGCATTCGAGTACAACGGGGTCGGCGCGGCGGGCTGACCGGTCTGCGGCGGCACCGCGCCGTACCAGTCGGCGCGCTCGTCCGGCTCCGGCAGGCTCATGTCCGGCGCGAAGCCGTCCTGGCCGTTCGTGACGCCCTCGGGTGCGTCGAAGTACAGCGGGTTCCTGGACCCGGCCGCGCCGGTCTCCACGCCCTCGCCTCGATAGTGCGTGGCGTGGTCCGGGTGAGCGTCGGCGGCGGCCTTCTTCGAACGGCTGTCCCGGTACAGGCGCTCGACCTCGCCCTTGCCCATCTCCACGCTGGGCGTCGAGAAGTGCTTGACCTCGTCGTCCGGGGTGTCCAAGCCACGGTGACGGAAGTGCGCGTACGCGCCGCCACCTTCCTCCTTCTTCCGGGGCCGGACGTGCGCGATCTCGTCGTCGCTGCCCGTCGGGAAGCCGTAGGCGTGCCCGTTGTCGTGCACCCACTCGATCGCGGGCGCCGACTTCGCGCTCTGCTTGCCGAACTCCATCGGCCGCTCGACCCAGTCCTTGCCCGGCGGGATCGTCCACTGCGATGGCGCCATCGGGAACTGGGCGTTCATCGGGTTCCAGGGGTCCGGCGCCGCCTGGGCGAAGCCCTGGGAGTTACCGGTCGCCGGGCCCGCTTCCGGGCCCGAGTCGAAAAAAGCCGGATTGCCCTGGTTCGCGGTCTCCGTGCCGCCGTCGGGCACGTCGGCCTCCGACACCGCCAGGTGATCGAAGAGGCTGGGCGCCGCCTCCAGCTGGGCGTCGGTGGCCAGGAGAGCCTCCCGCGCGCCTGCGCCGCCGTCCTGGACGGCCATGGAGGCTTCCGCGCTCAGGGTGGCGCTCCCGTGCTCCTCGATGACGACCCCGGTCAGGAGGAGGTAGTCATCACGCAGGGACGCGGTCACCTGGTCACGGAAGCCGGTGTCGGGGAACAGGTCCTCCAGCTCGGGCTCCACGAGCGCCACGCGGTGACCGAACTCCCGCTCGGATTTGGCCTCCGCGAGGAAGGGCCAGATTCCGGCGGCAGCCACCTTGGCGCGCACGAGGCGCTCGTTGCTCAGTTCCAGTTCGGCATCCTGGGACGCCAGGACCCACAGGTCGGCAGTCATCGTCTCCTCCATCGGCGTGCGCCGGGCGTTGTGCAGGGTCGTGACGTCCACGTTCGGCCCGGGTCCGGTGTACGGAGTGGGGCTGTAGGGCGGCTTCTTCGGCTCGTCCGGGGACTTCCACATCGGGTCGGTCGTGACCGGCTGGCCCGTGGGCTCGGCGCCGTTGTAGGGCGAGGGCCCGCCGGGCGTGGCGGGGTCCTGCCCGTCGGTCGCGGGCTCGGCCACCAGATCCCGGGGATTCTGGAAGCCTTCGGGGTCCTGCGACTGCGGGTCCAGGGACATGCCCTGGACGTCCGCAGACGAGAACCCGTCAGCCAGCCGGTACAGGTTCATCAGGCCTGCTTGTCCAGCCACTGCTCGCGGACGGCGATGAACTTCAGGGCCCGCTGGATCTCCGGGTCCTGCGCGTGCCGGGCGCCGGTGGCCATCTGCCGCCCGCCGACGTCGGCGTGGGTGTCCGCGCCCGGGGCCCAGGTGCCCGGGTTGTTGGTCAGGTCGTCGGCCTCGGCCGCGCCGTAGGGCTTGAGCGGCTGGTTGCCGTTGTCGCCACCCTCGCCGTAGACCGGATCCGGCTGGCCGAGGTTGTGGCCCGGCGCGCCCGGGGGCACTTCCTGGTAGCCGCCCGCGCCCATGTCCCCGGCCCAGCCGGAGTCGTCCACGAACCCGGCTTCCTTCATCGCCTGCGCGTAGGCCCGCTGCGCGGCGATCTTGGCCCGGCGCGAGGCGCCCCGGCGGCTGTCCCGCTCGGCCAGCTGGTTGCGGGTCTCGGCGATGGTGCGGTCGACGTTCGCGCCGCCGATCTCCCAGGTGATCGGGAAGGCCACGTCGGGGGGCAGCGGGGTGGGCTCCACGGCGGTGTCGCTCGGGTTCTCCACCTGCTGGACCTGGGGCAGGCCGGAGTACGCCTCGTGGCGGCTGGCCGACCGCTGGCTGTTGTTCATGTTGCTCCCGTCTCGCTGGGTTCCTGCGTCACCGTTGGCCAGATCCGCCGAGGGGTCGGTCTGTCCGAGCGCCGGATCGTTCACCGGCACCACGTCCTGGGAAGCCCCGGCGCCGCCGTTGGCCTCCAGCTCCTGAATCTGCGGAGCGCGCTCGGAGGTGGTGGCCTCCAGCGGCAGCGCCGCGTCGTAGTTGCCCGCCGCGTTCGGGTTGCTCATGTCGGCCGGGTTGGCGGGCTCGGAGACCTGGGGCAGCCCGCTGGCGGACTCCCTGATCGAGCCGGTGCGCACGTCGCGGGCACGCAGCTCGGTCGCCTGGGCCACGAAGTCCTGGTAGGCGTTCTCGGCCTGCTCGCCGAAGGATCCGGCCACGACGGCGGCCACCCCGGCCACGTGCTGCCCGAACTCGGCCGCATCGGCCTTGACCTCGGGAGAGACCTTGCCGTACCAGAGCGCGGCCTCGGCGGTGATCGTGTGCGCCATGGCGGTGTGGTCGGTGACGGTGGTGTCCAGCTCGGCCAGCCAGTCGCTCGCGGCGGTCACGTGGCTGAAGACCGGCACGGCCTCGCGGCGGTCGGCCAGCAGGGTGTTCGACCAGTCCAGCTCGCGGCGCGCCTGGGCCTCCGCGCGGAGGTGATGCTGGACCTGCTGAGCCTCGCCAACCAGTCGCCGCTGGTCGGCCAGAGTCGGTGCCTGGGCGGCCTCGCGCAGCAGCCGCGCGGCGTCTTGGCTGTTCGGCATGGGACAACGCCTTCCCGTGGATGTCTCTCTCGGACATTGGTGCGGGAAGGCTGCTGAGCACACAGGAGGAGCTGGAGACGCGAAACGACCCCGGCCCGAGGATGGGAGGGAGCCGGGGTCGTCAGCCCGGGGGTTGCTCACCCCGGGGGAGGGGAACTACAGGCTAGCTCATCCGGGAGCGCCAGACGACCAGCCGACGGCCTGCATCGTGGTCGCCGCGCTCGCGGGTCGAGTCGGTGGTCTTGTCGGTCTTGGAGATGAAGCCCTTCCCCTCGGCGCGCTTGAGCATGGCCGCCATCCCGGCGGTCTTCGGCACGGTGTCGCCGAGGATGGCCCAGACGGCGTCGGTGGTGAACTCGCCGTTGCGCTCGGCCGCCTCGGTGATGGCCGCCTCGACTAGGAGCTGCTCGGCCGGGCTCCAGCTCTTCGCTGCGCGCTCGGAGCCCGCCATCCCGCCCAGCTTGGCCGCCATGGCCCGCAGGCCGCGCTCAGCGCCTTTCAGGTCGCTTTGCGCCGTGGCCACCGGCGTCCAGCCCGGGTTCTTCCAATCCACGTAACCCCCGGCGCGGTCGCTCCACCCGGAGCAGCTGTGGTGGTTCGGTGCCGTCTTGTTGCACACGGCGTCACCGTCCGGCTGGGCGTTGCGGCACTCACTCGGCATCCGGATCCTCGTCCTCTGCATCCGGGTCGTCCTCGGGAAACTCCGGCTCGGGGACGTGGTCGTCGGGCCCGAAGGAGTGCAGGCAGCCGACGCGGAAGGTGCCCCGCCAGCGGTCCGGCTCGGTCGGGTCGTTGGACCAGTGCGCCCGCTCGGCCATGGCGATGGTCGGCACTGTCGTGATGACGATGTCCTCCTGCTCGACCTGGAAGAACCTCGCCGCGTACTCGCGTGCCTTCTCGTCCATCTCCGGATAGCTGCCGCCCTCGACCGGCACCGAGACGTAGGCCTTCACCATCCGGCGGACGCCGCTCTCCTGGGTCATCAGCCGTTCACCTTCGTCATCGAGGGGTCCGGCGCCGGAGAGGGCTCCTGCCACCGGCCGTCGTCCTTGCACCACGGGCACCAGGGCACCAGCCAGGCGTGCGTCTGCGAGGCCTTGTCGAGGAGGCCATAGGCGAAGAAGAGCGCGACGACGTAGGTGACGTACGGCCAGTGGTTGAGGAAGATGACCGGCACGTACAGGGCCAGGACGAAGGCGATGTAGACCCAGCGGTTGGTGCTCACCTTCCGGTGGTGGACCCACAGCTGGCGCATGTGCTTCTGGGCGACCTCGGGTCCTCCGGCGGGCTGGTGGAAGCAGTACTCGCAGAAGCCGCGCATGTGCTTCATGCTGGACCAGGCCTCGAAGAAGATCAGGAAGACGAAGATCTGGCTCAGGACGAAGGCGATCCACTGCCCGGTCGAGTTGATGCCGTAGGCGATCTCCTGGGCCGGTGCGATCACCAGGAGGGCCAACGGAACGAACAGCGGGTGGTGGGCAATCCACTGCCCGCGCTTGCTCGGCTCCTTCTTGAACAGGGGGCTGTCGGGCCCGAGAACGCTCATCGTGTTCCTTCCGGTGCAGGTGTACGGGGAGACGAACGAGCCCGCGCGGCTCGGGGTTACCACGCGGGCTCGTTCAACAGCCGGATGACGGTGTCGGGGGACCGCCATCCGGAGACTAGTTGGCCAGCGCGGCGAGTCCGGCTTCGGTGAGCGCGGCGGGCACCAGCTCGCCCGGCAGTCCCGGGCGGCCGAGGCTCAGCAGGCCCTGGTGGGCCAGCGTGTGCGCGGTGAACTGATCACCGCAGCTCAGGCCGTCGATGTAGAGATCCGGCTCGCAGCTGCACCGCAGGGTGCCGCGTCCGGCGCCGACGGCGCGCAGGAAGGCGAGTGCGCGGTGGTTGGTTCTCGGGGGTTCGGTTGTGGTCATAGCCCTCAGCTCCAGGTTTCGAGGGGCGCGTCCACACGTTGAGGAGCGACTGAGACCGTGATCACAGTCCTGACCTCCGGTGCGGTCCGTGTTCGTTGATCTCTCCACCCTACCCGATCTGATAATAGAGTCAACCCCCGCCCGATCACTCGGACGGGGGTTGCTCACACCCCGGAAGCCGCCTGCGGCCCGTGCTGATCGATCACTGATCGGCGGTCGCAGCTTCGGGTTGCTCCTCGGTGGCCTTCTTCAGCTGCTCGCGCAGGCTCTCGATGTCCTCGGGGTCGAGGATGTTCTCGATGTAGCCCACGCTCACCGCCTCGGCGCGGTTGCTCACGCCGAGTTTGTCGAAGATGTGACGCGCGTGGATCTTCGCGTTGTCCACCTTCGTCTCGATCTGGCGGGCGATCTGTTCGTTGCTGAGTCCGGCGGCCATGAGCCGGAAGACTTCCCCCTCGCGGTCGGTCAGGGTGCGGATCGTCATGATCGTTCTCGCTTCGTTCGTAGGGCGGCGGGTGTGCCGGGGTGCGGGTGTTCCTGATCCAATACTACCCGGTTGGGCAGTACCCGTCCAGGGAGGGGCACTGCTTCGTCAGGGACTTCGCCTTCCGGGTGACGTCGTCGATGATCTCCACGTGGACCACGTGCCGCCGCCGGAGGCCGAGATGGGCGGCGAGGCTGCGCACGGCGGACTCGTACCGGGCGCCGGTGCCCATCCGCTCGTCGGCGAAGGCGATGTAGCTCTGGACCCCCTGGCGCAGGATCTCGCCGGTGATCCCGGGCTCGCGGAAGAGCACCTCGGCGCGGCCCCACGCGGTGATCGTGACCTCCGCCGTGATCGGCTCCTTGGCCGGGGTGGTCACTGCTCCAGGCCTTCGCGGATGACGGCGACCGCGCGGACCGCGTCGAAGCTCAGGTCGTTGAACGGGTGGTCGCGGATCGTGCCGCCGTGGAACTCCTCGGACCGGCCGTGCTCGTAGGCGTGGTAGTCGCGGGCGTCGGCGTCGGACAGCTCGTGCGCGTTCGCCAGGGCGTGCCGGGAGGCGAGGTGTGCCTGGAGCGGGGTCAGCCCGGCCCGGGCGATGAGCAGGAGCTGATCGGCGAACTCCTCCAGCTGCTCGGGGGTGACCGTCCCGTGGGCGCAGCCGTTGCGCTGGGTGGCGTCGGAGATGCTCACGGACGCGCTCAGCGTGCCCTCGTCGTCCCAGCCGAAGTTGATCCGACAGCCGAACGCGAGGTCCCAGCCGACCGTCGGCGTGCAGGGGATGAAGCGGTGCTCGTCGTAGTCGTAGCTGATGCCCGGCTCGCCGAGCACGGGCTTGATGTCGGTCACGGTGATCCTCCAGTGCGGATTGTGGTCAGATAACGGCGCAGCACTCCGCGACGTACGCGGTGTCCGGCAGCAGCTCGTGGCCGCCGCCGCGCCGAATTACGGTCTCGGCGTCGAACGGGGTGTTGCACTTCGCGCAGCGGCCGGGGTACTGGGAGACGAACCAGCGCGGGTCGGTCGCCAACAGGTGCTCGCGCAGCGCGGCGGTCTCCGTGTCGACCTGTTCCTCGACGGTCTGGTTGTTCCCACGGCAGTGCGCGCAGCCGAGCACGGCCATGTCGTACTTCTCGCACCAGGCTTCGGTCATCGGGTCCTCCTCGTGGAGATGCCTCCGGCGCCGGACGGTGCCTTGGGTCCGATCGTGGGTAGCGGGCGCCACTTGACCCACCGGAGACGGGGATGGCTGGGCATATTCGGGCCGGAGACGACCCAGATCTGCTCGCAGGTCTCGCACTGCCAGCGCGTGCCCTCGGGCAGCTCAGGACGGAACCAGGGTGAGATCGATGGTGGCCTGCAAGGATGATCCGGCTCGCGCTCCGGCGGGAGGAAGCCCATCAGGCCCCTCCCGCCGGATCTCGACGAGAACATCGCAGACGTCCTCGGCCAGCCCCTCGCAGGCGTAGTAGTGATCGACATCCTCGTCCGGGAAGTGCTCGTCCACGAGGACGGTCAGCACGGCCTGGACAGCCTTCACCGCCTGTCCGAGGCAGTCCGGACAGCGGTCCCGGTCGTCGAGCGCCTCGGCCGCCGGGACGTGTCCGGTGTGGATGCACTCGTCCGCGACGGCGTCGTACGCGGCGATGTACAGCCGCTTGCGCATCTGCTCGCTCATCACTTCCACTCCTCGGGCATCTTGTCCCAGCCGTAAAAAGTACGGGTGTACTGCTCGCCGCCGTCGACCTTGCCCGTGACGTTCGGGGCCACACGGACCACGGCCTCGATCGCGTCGAGCACCGGGCCGAGGTCGGCGAAGTGCAGCGTCGAGAGCGTGATCGTCGCGGTGTACTGCTCGGGCGGCTTCTCGCGCGCCCGGCCGAAGAGCTGTATCTCGGCCATCGTCAGCCCCGGTACGACGCGAGCAGCCAGCGTGGTTTCTGCGGCTGACCGTCCTTCTCGTAGGTCCGGTAGATGAGGTCCTCGGTGCCGAGGATCTTCAGCACGGCGGCCAGTTTGCCATCCCAGTCCTCCTCGATGCGCTGACGCTCCAACGCGGCGAAGTCGATGTCCTCGGCGTTGCCCCGGTAGACCGTGATCTCGTGGGTGACCAGCATGTACATCGGGGATTCGCCTGAACAGTACGAGTGGAACCAGACGCCCCAGTGCTTTGCGACGTCCTCGGGGTCGAAGTACTCGCCGTCGACCGGATGCCCGGCGGCGGCCAGCAGCTTGCGCGAGGCCCAGTCCTGGAAGTCGAAGTCGTAGTACTCGTCGCTGCCCGGCGCAGCGTCGAAGTCGGTCGGGCGCCAGCTCTCGTACTCGTCGAGTCCGGCCACCGGCGGCTCGTTGTCGCCGAAGTCGTAGCCGTAGGCCAGAATGCCGTTCGTGCTCTGTCCCATGTGGTCAGTCCTCGCGTTTCTGGTCGGGAGTGAAGTAGCCGGTCATGGGCGGGGGAACTCCACTCCGGGGAACGCGCCGGGCTTCCCCTGTTCGGCGGGGCGCAGCTCGTAGGCCCATCCCTCGTAGCTGCCGTAGGCGGACGACAGGCAGTGGATCTTGCGCCAGTACCGGCAGCGAGCGTGTTCCAGCATCTCGAACAGCGCGTCGGCGAGCTTGTTGACCGCCTCGTCCGTGATCTTGTAGGCGTCTTCCTGGTAGCGCGGGTGCGCGGCCTGGTAGAGCAGGTCGTCGAGGTCGGTGGGCAGGTCGTCCCAGTCCTCGGAGAAGACGACCTTCAGAGCTTCGTGCGGATCGAGCGTGCCCCGCACGAGGATCTCGCCCTCGTCCATGACGTCCACGCTGTAGCGCGGCGCCTTACTCCCCGGCATCGGGCACCTCGTCACCGAGCAGCCACTGTCGCGCGCCCGAGGCGCCGAAGTCCGGGGCCGTCTCGAAGACCCACCGGCGACGTTGCGCCTCGCCGACGTGCTCCTGCTGGTCGCGCTTGTCGGTGTAGCGGACCTCCTCGGTGCCCCAGCGGGGGACGACGATCGTGCCCCGCTTGAAGCGCGGGTCCTCGTCGTTCCAGTTCACGCCGTGCTCGGCCCAGAGCATCTCCTGCATGACGCCGGTGCTCTTGCCGTGCAGCTGCTTGGTGCTGAAGTACGCCTGGGCGAGCATCGAGATCGAGTTCCGGATGGCGTCCCGCTGGCGCCAGAGGAAGTAGTTGATCACTTCCAGGTCCTGCGGGATCGTGAAGGCCCGGGCGTCGAAGAAGGCCAGGCGGCCCGCCGGACGCAGCTCGTTGAACTTCGCCGTGGCGAAGCTGGCCGCGATCGAGACGATCTTCTGGAGGTTCCCGTCGAACCACGCCTGGGTCTGCCGGGTGGCGAAGTCGGTCAGCAGGATGCTGATCTCGTCGGACTGGGTGTAGCCGACGCGGGCGCCCTGGATCTCCTGGCAGAGGAACCGGGTGGTCTCGGCCATGTCGTCCATCAGCGTCTTGTCGTACGGCCGCTCCAGGCCCCGGGTGTAGGTGTGGAACGCCTTGCCGTCGATCCGGATGAGCGTGTGCGTGCGCCGGGGCAGCTCGATCTGTGTCCGGCGCTCGTAGTCGCCCTTCATCCGGTCGCCCATCGGGTCCTTGCTCACGAAAAGTCCTCCTCCAGCAGCCGGAAGCCCAGGCGCGATACACCCCAGTGGGTGTAGGTCGTCTTCTCCTCCGGCGGGTCCGTCACGGACTGGGGCTCGTCGAACCGGATGGTGCAGTGGGCGTTCGGGCGGCCGATGATCGCGACGACGATGCCCTGCACCGGCTCGTCGGTCCAGTAGAGCGCGCCGGGCAGCGTCTCCACCCGGTCGTTCAGCCGGACGTCGGCGGCGGTCTGAGCCGGGGTGTTCGGCACGGCGCCGATGACCCGGGAGACCTCGGTGATGTCATCACCGATCCGGTGGCCGATGCTCGGCGGGTACGACGACCAGATGCAGGTCCACTCGGTGTTGGCCATCTCGCTGTCCGGGTAGCCCGGGTCCTGGCGCACCCAGATCGTGTGGTCGTCTCCGTGGTCCTCGCGGCGGACCGTGCCGATGGGATCCATGTTCGCTCGCCTCCAGTGCGGCTCGTGGGTCGTGCTCCCCATACTACCCGAACGGGTAGCCTGCGTCCAGCTCCGTTGCCGGGCTCTTCAGATCGGCATCGGGAAGGCCTCGGGGGCGGCGCCGCCCGCGCGGAAGGAGAGGTTCTTGCAGGGCTCGCCTTTGCGGTAGGTGTTCCAGGCCTTGAAGGTCAGGGCCAGCAGGTGGTCGCTGGAGTAGCGCTTCGAGGCCGACAGGGCGTTCTGGTTGAGCGCCTCGCGCAGCCGGTAGGCGGGGTCGACCGAGGTCAGGTTCTCGCCCGTCATCAGGTCGGAGAGGAACCGGTCGGCGTCCGCCTCGTCCAGCCCGAGGAAGATCGTGCGGGCCACGGCGATGTAGGCGCGCGGCATCTTGATCTTCTGGGTGTACGAGCCCGCAGCGGTCACCGAGCGCCGCAGTTCCGGGTGCCGGTTGAGCACGTCGTCGAGCTGCGGGAAGGACGCGCGCTTGCCGAAGGACTCCTTGCCGAAGTACGCGTGTTCGAAGCGCCACAGGAGGTTGACCGCGCTGGCCAGCGTGGTGGCGTTGGGCTCCTTGTCGATCTGGAGCTTGTCGGCGTAGGTGCGCGCCAGGTTGCGGTCCATGACCTCCTGGGCGTCCGAGTTGAGTCCCCGGATCACCAGGCACTGCACGGTCAGCCCGGACTCGTCGATCGCCTTGAGCCGGTGCTGACCGTCCAGCAGGACCTTCTCCGCGCTGAAGCGGATGGGGGAGCCGTCCAGGCGCCACTCGCCGCGCAGGATCGCGTTCTTGAGGTCCTCGACCCGGCCGGGGCGGAGCTTGCGGTTGCGGACGTTGTGGTCCCTCAGCCACCTGCGGGCCTTGACGGGGTCGACGGACTCGATTTTGGCGGTGGGAGTGGTGCTCGGCATCAGTTGCCTCCTGTGCAGCAGATGGATGGATTAACGGTGAACGACCGGCAGCTCGATGTCGCGGTGGTGCACCTCGACATCGGTCCGGTTCCAGTACAGGCGCAGCTCGTGCGCGATGAAGTCGGCGATCACCACGGAGCGGTGGCGCCCGCCCGCGCAGCCGATAGCCACGCTGGTGTCCCCGAACTCGTACAGCCCGGCCAGCAGCTTGGCCGTCTTGACGACCAGCGCGATGGCGCCCGGGGTCTCCATGACCACCGAGACCACGCGCGGGTTCTTGCCGGTCAGCTCCTTGAACTCGGGGTCCGGGCTGAAGTGCGGATCCCGCAGGTCGCGCCGCAGGTCGAAGGTCAGCAGGGCCTCCGGCGGCCCGATGGGATGCAGGTAGCCGAAGGAGATGAGGGTGATCACTCCAGCCCCCGGCGATCGCGCGAGAGGCGCAGCAGGATGTCGTCGGTCTCCATGCGCTCGATGGGCATGTCGACCGAGCCGGACGGGTCGGCGCCTGGCGGGTACTCGATCAGCCAGCGCTCGATGATGACCGGGAAAGGCGGCTGTTCCGGAACCCCGGCCTCCCGGAAGGCCACCACGCGCTCGGCACGGTGGTCGGCCGCCGCGTCCAGCGCGCCGTCGAGGGTGTCGTGCTCGCCGCCCACGCTGTAGGTGGCGCCCACGTACGGGATGACGGCGAAGTAGACCCGGACGATCGTGGAGCCCGAAGGCACGCGGGTGGGCATCAGGACCATCCCTTGGCCGCGTGCTTCGGGCGGCGGCGGTACATCTTCGGCGTCTTGTGGCGCGAGGAGGCCGAAGAGCGGCGCAGGTCCTGGACCAGGCGCACGCGCTCGGCCTGCTCGGCCGTACGGCTAGTAGACACCCTGCACCATCTCCTTCAGCTCCGCCTTGATCCGCTTGGCGTCCTCGCCCCGCCAGCCAGTGGCGTTGGACAGGAAGTACCGCACGATCGAGGCGGCGGAGTCGGCACCATAGGCGTCGGTGACGAGGTCCAACTGCTCCATCGCGTCGAGGTAGGGCTTCGCGGCGTAGTTCACCTTGGGCCAGGTCTCGTAGACCTCGTGGGCGACTTCGTAGAGCGGGCGGGTCTGGGTGGACATCGGGACCTCCAGTGCGGTCGAACGAACTACGCCCACCCTACCCGAAAGGATAAGGTGGGCGCAAGAGGGCCAGGTCAGCGAGTGGCGAGGAAGGTCACTGCTCGGCGGGCCGAGGCGGTGCGCGGCGCCAGCGGGTCCCGAACAGTCCACATGTGCGCGGAGTCGAGCGCCACGGTCAGCATGAGCAGGTTCTGGAGCAGGAAGCCGGACGCGCCCGGTGTGGTCACCGTGTAGGCGATGAAGGTCAGCTGGGCCGCCGCGAGGTACCACCAGCCGACCGTGAGGCCGCGCCGGGTGTGCAGGACGGAGAGGACGTTCAGGATCGACACCGCCCAGGGGATCGGGTGGTGCGCTGGATTGAAGTCGAGCTGGAGCTGAGCGAGAAAGGTCGACATCTTGCTACCTCCGGTGCGGGATGGTGGAGAAGTTTCCGAATGGGACGGTAGCAAGACAAAGCCCCCGGTGGCAGGGGGTTCCACCGGGGGCTTTTCAAATCAGACGCTACACCTTCGGGCGGTCGTACTGACCCGCCTTCGCCGAGAGGATGAACGCGTCCCACTCGGCGTCGGTGAAGCTGTGGACCGGGCTGGCGGCGCCGAGCTTGCTGTCCCGCAGGAAGACGCCGCCGGTCTGACTCAGGTCGACCTCGACGCAGTTCCCGCCGATGGGCTCGCCACAGCGGTTCGGCTTCTGCCACTGGTGCTGCATGTCGTGCTCCTTGCTGTTGTGCTCCGGCCGCCCAGGTGCTGCCGGAGCGCGCACAGGTGATCAATCGCAGGCCGCGAAGCCGCCCTGTCCGGAGACATCCTCCGGCTCTACGCCCTGTGCGCTGGTGAGTCCGAGACGACACCGCTTCCCCGCAGGGGCTGGAGTCGGGTCTGGTGGGACGCCTATCACCGTCAGCGCCACGACGTCGTCCAGCTGGTCATCTCGGTTCGGGGTGATGCCGAGGCTCGAACTCAGCAGGAGAGGCCTCTCCAGCAGGCCGACGGGATTGAACCGCTCTTCCTGCACCACCAGGCGCGGGGGCCGCCTACTACGACCGTGCGGGATCTGGCCCCAGGAGAGCCGCCACGCGGATCACTGGAGCTGGCCTCGCCGCACCCGAGCGGAGTAAGGGTTTCCGCAGGCACCGCCGCCGTCCTCCAGGGCATCGAACCCCGCCTTTCCCGACGGGGCCAACCCGCCAGGCCTGCTCACCACGGACGTTAGGCACCTCCCGGTGTTCCGGCAGGTCGTCCTTGAGCTGAGGACGTCTGTACTGCGTGGCCCCCGTGGGTCTCGAACCCACGACCCTCCGATTAAGAGTCGGATGCTCTACCAGCTGAGCTAGGGGGCCGGGTGCGCGCGAGTGTTTCATGAGCCAACGAAAAGACCGTCCGGAGATCTCCTCCGGCACCATGCTCGCGCGCGAACCAGGCTCAGGCGCTCCGTGCCAGCACTGTGCGCCATCTGTGCGGGATCGCTACCTCTGGTCCAGCTCTTCCCCCGCACGGGGTTATCCCGGGGTTCCGGGCCTGGTCTGTCCGACCGGGGCAACGGAGGCCGGTCGGGGTGTTCTTAAGTCCTCCAGGCGTGCACGCCCTGTTGCCACTTGCAGGGGCGGAGGGGATCGAACCCCCGACCGGCCGCTTTGGAGACGGCTGCTCTTCCGCTGAGCTACACCCCTAGGTAGAGAAGACGTGGCCCGGGGAGTCACACCCCGCCTGCCCGGAACGGGCTGCTCGTCGAGCTGGCCACGCCACACCGTCCTCTGCGCAAAGGACTCGGGCTGTCACCGCCCACGATCGTGCCGACCGCCGCACTCACTCGTCAGGCCTCTCCGGGCTGATCCTCCAGGCTTGCGCACGAGAGGGGCCCTTCAGGACAAGACGAGCTTGTGCTGGGCGCCGGATGCCTCCGGCACTTGTAGCGCGTACGGGAGTCGAACCCGTGTCCCCCGGCTGAGAACCGGGGATCCGTTCCACTGGACCAACGCGCCCTAGCACCCCTTCCTGGGCCTGACGGGACGCCAGGAAGGGGTTCGGCTCGGTATGCCTCTGGCACGAGGGTGCTGACGTTGCCGCCCGCACCGAGCCGGTACTGCTTCGCACCCGAAGCCTCCTCCTCGACGTGGCCCCGAGCCGTTTCACTTGGAGAGGCGGCTCGTAACGGGGCTCATTCTGAGAGCTTGGTGCGACCCGGGGTTTTCGATCGTCCCTGCTTCTACCAGGGGCGAGCGCAGGAAGCCGGGGCAACCTGGGCGGGTCGTTATAAAGGATAGGACCGCCATCATCCTTGCGCTCCAGACGAGATTCGAACTCGCGGCCCTCCGCTCGACAGGCGGACGCTCTAACCATCTGAGCTACAGGAGCTTGTGCAGTTTTGCGGCCTTGGGCACCGCTGCGCGGGGCGGGACGAAACCCATCTTCCCCCGCACTTCGCCGGGCGCGACCCCGACTCAGCGGTGGCACCTCACAGTGCCCTCGGCTCAGTGGCGGGAACCGGATTTGAACCGGCGACCTTCGGATTATGAGTCCGACGCGCTACCAAACTGCGCTATCCCGCTCCGGCCCGGCCCTCCCCGGTTCGAAGCCCGGGGAGGCGGCCGTGGGTGATGCTACTCGAAGGGGTAGGGGGCTGCAACTGCCTTCCGGGTCAGGTGCCCTTGCGGATGTCCTTGACCCACTCTTCGATCATCTTGTCGAGCTTGTCGAAGCCCATGTCCACCTCCGGTGCGGTGCGATCTGGTTCTGAGTCGCACCGGAGGTGGAGCCCGTTACGAGGGACTCTCGGTGGCCTCCGGTGCGGCCTCTCTGCTGTCTCCGACATTACCCGTTCGGGTAGTGGCCGTCAACCCCCTATTCCCAGTCCTGGATGATGTCCAGCGCACGCTGGGTGACGTCCAGGTAGCTGAGCAGGTTCGGACGCTCGCTGCCGCGCTCGGAAGCGGCCCAGTTCGCCGCAGCAGCGGCCTCCTCCAGCGTGCAGGTGCGAGAGGTGGACTCGTAGACCGTCCAGGCGATCGGGCCCAGCAGAGCGACGTTCAGGGCCGGGTCCGCACCCTGTCCCTGCCGGTCTCGCTCGGCCTTGGCCAGCTTCTCCAGCGCCGTGACCCGGCTCACGATCTCGACGGCCATCAGTCGGCCGCCATGAGCTGCCGGACACGCTGCGCGTCGAGGAACTTCCAGATGTCCCAGTCGTGCCGGGCGTCGGCCAGCGCGTCGTGCTCGGCGGCCTCCTGCTTCGGGAAGTCCTTGTGCGAGACCCCGAGGTCGTGCGCGTAGTGCTGGAGGTCGTGGGTGAACATCGGCAGGTGGCTCGGCCGCTTCACCATCGGGCCCCAGAGCTGCATCAGGCACACGTGGTCGTAGGCACCGTAGTTCGCCCACAGCTCGACCTCGCCGACGTCGTCCATCTCGTCGTCGTGCACGCCGTGGTCGAGCCGGTCCAGGAAGTACTTCCGGACCTCGTTGGCGATGACCCACTTCGGCTTCACCTCGGGGTCGGTCAGGTCCAGCTCCCAGTCGAGCAGGTTGCCGTCGTGGGAGTACCTGTCGGAGTTCGGCCGGAAGTACGGCCCGCGCTCGACCTGAGCGGCCTTGGCCAGCTGCTCGGCCACCCGGCGGTCGTTGACCAGCGGAAGGTGCCTGATCACGTGCTTGGCCAGGAAGTCGTGCTCGGAGATCCGGCGGTGCAAATCCTCGTCGGTCTGGATCTCCGAGAAGACCGCGTAGTACTCGGCGAAGTCCTCGGAAGCGATGCCGATGGAGATCGGCACGATGGTCTCGCCGTCCTCCAGAAACTCGAAGTCGATGAAGTGCTTCATGGTGCTCCTCTCAGCGCAGGCTGCGCGAACCGCTGACGGTGGACAGGGCCGAGCGCGGCAGGGAGACGCCCGCTCCCTGGGTGACCCGAACGCTCCCGCTCACGGTGCGCGCGGTGAAGTCCTCGGTCTCGGTGCGGGCGCGCACGCTGCCGCTCACGCTCTCCAGCGAACCGCTGCCCAGGATGACCTCGGCGTCGATGCTGCCGGAGACGGTGTGCAGGACGGCGTGGGTGACCCGGCCGACCCGGATGCCCCCGCTCGTCGAGTTGAGCCGGGCCGACTGGGCCTCATCGACGATGAGGTCGCCAGAGACGCTGTGCGCCTGCACCAGGTTGGCCCGGCCGATCACCTGGATGGTGGCGCTGGTCGTGTTGGCCCGCACCCCGACGTCGGCCGGGAGGTAGACGGTGGCCCGCACGCCGTCGCAGCGCACCGCGTTCCCGCCGCCGCTGACGATCCGGCCGTTGACCATCGTGATGCCGTTGCCGCCGACGAAGGTCTGGCCGTTGATCGAGACCACGGAGCTGCCGCCGCCGCTGACCATGGTGTCCGGGAGCTTGACGATCACCCGCAACTGACCGTTCTCCAGCTCGACCGTGGCGCGCTCGATGGCCTTCAGGGCCTCCTCGTCGCCCAGGGTCATCGGCTCCAGCACCACGGCGGCGTTCTTCGCGCCTTCCTTGGCCCGGACCTCGATGTGGCCCACCGACACCTCGATCTCTGCCGTCCGGCAGGTCTCGTCGAAGATCTTGTTCATGCCAGGGCCTCCACAGGGATCGGGTAGGAACCGTCGAGGTTCCGGCGGACGTAGACGATGGGCTCGAAGCGCACGCTCAGATTCGGGTAGACCATCTCCTGGAGCTTGCGGGCGACCAGCATGTTGACGTTGCACTGCGGGGTGCAGAACCGTCGCGACTGGCCGCCGGAGTCCTTGGCGAAAGCCAGGCCCTTCTCCGGGTGGACGACCCACCACGAGTTCTCGATCAGGGAGCGCTCCAGGCCGCCCCCGGTCGCGCTGAACTTCTGGTCGTCCGGCAGGAAGACCAGCCACTCCTCCAGGTTGCTCACGGTGCCTCCAGTGCGGCGTTGGTGTTGATCACTCGGTCATTTCGAAAGCGCTGACGGGCTCGAACTTGGCCTTGAGCCGCGTGTACGTGTCGCGCTCCCACTTCTCGTGCTTCGCGGCGTGGTCCCGGCGCTGACGTTCGCTCCGCTCCAGCTCGTCCAGCGTTGGCTCGTCCTCCCAGTGCAGCTGGATGCCGCCGATCTCCAGCGCCTCGAAGTCGACCTCGGGGTAATGCTCGGTGAAGTGCTCGCGCAGCTCGCCGAGGGTCACCTTCCGGATCCCGAGGTAGCAGTCGACCCGCAGCGGGGGCTTGTGGTCCTTGAGATACCGCCGGGGAGCCGCGTCGATCTTGGGCTTCTCGTCGCTCATCGCCGTCCCTTCGCCCGGGCGCGCTGGCGCCGGGTGTACTCATGGCCGTTCGGGGTGGGGATCATCGGCCGCTCCGCGACCCGCCAGCCGCCTCGGAAGTCAGCGTGTTCGCACCGGCAACCGGCCGGGCCGACGCCGGAGAGGTCGTGCACACCGCACGGGCAGTAGAACTCCACGCAGCAGCGGTGCTCGCAGACGAGCCGGACCAGATCACCGTCGCTCGGCCGCCCGCAGCACTCGCGCGGCGGCGGGACGTAGTCCTTCCGGCACTCGTCGAACAGCTCGTGCCAGAAGTCGTCCGAGTCGCACCCGCAGGACAGCAGCTTGACGGTCACTCCGGCTCCTCGGTCGGCCAGGTGCTCCGCCCGAAGTCCGCGCACTCCTGGTTCTCGCAGGGACCCACCCGGCGGTTGAGGTGGCCCCAGACGCCCTCCACGGCGTACCAGAGGTGGATGACGCCCTTGGCGTCCTTGAACGGCACACGGGCGGGCTGAGCGCCGAAGACCGAGCCGGTCATCGAGACCAGGTCCGGCCGGAGGCCGAGCGCCTGTTCGATCAGGTGGTCGGCGTTGTCCACTGCCACCTCGACGTCGGCCAGCCGGAGCCGGGTGAGGGCGTAACTGCCGACGGTCAGGACGACCTTGCCCAGCCCACCCGCGCAGCCCTTGTCACGCAGCGTCTGGTCGGCCACATTGAACCGGCTTACGAGGTCTTCCAGCTGCCGAGTCTCGGGGACGATCAGCACGCGGCTCCAGGACGGCCAAACGTCGATCGGCTTGCCGTGCACGAGCCAGTCGACCAGCTGGGTGGTTTTGCCCTCCTGGCGGTCAGCCAGCACCGCGCTGAGGCCGGTGTGCAGCCGGTGCCGCGCGGGGTACCGGCCCATGAACAGGGCGTCCTCGGTCATCAGTCTGTCTCCTCCGTCCCAAACCCGCCGACGTTCGCGCCGTTGCCGTCGCGCAGGATGCCTTCCGTGTCGCCCTGCTCCACCCGGTCGGCCAGCGTGCGCAGGATCCTTGCGGTTTCCTGGCCAGCATCCGGCGCGAAGGCCGAGTTGTCGGTGCGGACCTCCACTCGCAGAACCGCCATCAGACTGCCGGTCCGTTGTCCGAGAGGTTGGGCCGCTGGAATCCCGGCGAGACCTCGTCCTCGTCGGGCTCCGAGCCCTGGGGGCCGTCGCCGACGACCGAGCGGACAGCCTTCTGGATGCAGCCGCGCTTGCAGGCGTAGAAGTCGCCGCCCATCTCGCCGTTGTTCTTGCGCGAGGACAGCTCGACCTTGCCGTGGAAGCCCTCGGGCCTCTCGTCCTGCTCGGTCTTCACCGAGCTACCGCAGCCGTCGCACGTCCAGCGCTTGGCGGTGATCTCTTCGACAGCCATGAGTTCCTCTCGGAGGGGGCTCTTACTCGAATGGGTAGATTACTCGATGGGGTAACGCTAGCGCAACCTGTCGCGACGGCGTTCCCGCCCGCGCTCGATCTCCATCGCCAGGGCGGTGCCGCGCTCCGTGCCGGAACCGGCCAGGCGCTCGATGGCCAGCTTCTCCAGGGCGTCGTTGTGACCGCTGGCGGGCTCGTAGCGGCCCAGGCTCGCGGCGTCCAGCGCCACGATCTCCTGGTAGTTCAGCTTGGCCTGCTCGCGCAGGCGCTCCTGGTACGGGGTCATCTCGCGCCGGGGGAAGGCGTACCCGAGCGCCTCCCGGAAGGTCTCCCACATCATCGGGGCCTCGCCGTAGTGCTCGGAGTTGTAGACCTCGTACACCACGACCCTGCCCCACTTCAGGCACAGGATGGCGATGGCGGCCGGGCCCTGCTTGGCGGCCATGATCAGTGTGCGTCGGGCCCGCGACCGGCGGGTCAGGCGGTTTTCGATCCAGGCGGAGATCTTCATCGCAGCATCAGCTCCAGTGCGCTCTTCTCGGTGGCGGTGATGGTCAGGCCGAACTTGGCCTTCACGGTGATCCAGTTGCTGGCGTAGGTGTGCCAGTACGAGACCAGCGGGGGCTTCCACTGGTCCGGCCGCCGGTCGCCCTTCTGCTGGTTCAGCGTGTCGGTGACGGCGATCAGCTGTGGGTCGGTCAAGTCGTTGGCGAACTCGATCCGGCGGGCCGGGGTCCAGGCCCAGGCTCCGGAGGCCCAGGCCTCGCCGAGCGGGACCACGTGGTCGATGTCGACCTGGTCGGCCCGGGACCAGAGTTTGTCGTCGTAGGGACTGCGCCAGGACCCGGCGATCGCGCGGCACTGCGCGTCGGTCCGGACCCCGAGACCCTGGACCCGCAGGACCGTCTCGCGGGTGTCGCATCCGCGCCCCTGGCTGGCCCAGTCCCGGCCGAACTTGGCCCGCTCGTACTTCCCGACCGGGTGCGGGTTCTCGACGCGCAAGGACCCCAGCCGAGCCCGCACGACGTCGTCCCCGCCTGCCGGGGCGATCCCGCGCGGTGGCGGCGCCGAGGTCTGGAGCTGTCTCGTGATGTCGGAGCAGCCGCTGAGAACGGCGCCCGCCAGCACGAGACCGGCGAGAGCGATCAGGGGTTTCCGCAGGTCAAGCTTGATCATCGCTTCCTCGTGTCCTTGCCGACGTTGCGAGACCCGCTCCAGCTCCGGCGTCCGCGTTGGGTGGGTTTGTGGGTGCTCGGCGGCCGGGCGTACTTGCGCTTGCTCGTCAAGACCCAGTGCTCGCACCAGTCGCACTGGATCACCCGGCAGGGGTTGTACTCCCGCCACGGGTCCGGGTCCGCCTTGATCAAGTCCAAGGCGGTCTGGGCGTGCTCGCGGTCCCAGTAGTGGGTCTTCGGGTTCTCGCACGGCGGGCAGGTCTTCACAGAGCCCAGTCCTTCCACGCGCGGTACTTCTCGGCGATCCCGGTCCGGACCAGGTCCCACGTCCAGCACTCCGGGTAGCTGGTGTCCTCGCTGTAGCCCTCCCGGCAGCAGTCGCCGTCGCAGCCGCCCCGGTGGCCCGGCACGGTGACCTCGCGGATGGTGTCGGCGTGGACCAGCTCACGGTGCGGCACGCCACCGCTCTCCGGCACCGTCTCGTGCACCGCCGGGGCGCTTGTGGGACACGTCTCCAGCAAGCCGTAGGCGAAGCGGCCGTCCAGCGCCGTCGCCTCGACGAGCGGTCGGTTGTACACCTCGCGGGCCTGCCCGCGCTTGAGCAGGTCCTGCACGTTCTGCCACATCTCGTTCTCCTTCGCGGCCAGTCGGGACTTCTCCATGAGTTGTGCGAACTCGTCCACGAACACGCCGACGATCTGCGGACCCCGCGTGGTCTTGAGGGCCTGCGGCGCGTCGCGGAGCGGGTCTTCGACGGGGACCTGGTTGTGCCAGGCCTCGCCGGGCTCGGGCAGGGCCTGCCACTGCTGAAGCTCGCCCTCGACCCAGGACCAGTGCACGGCGCCCGGGTGCTCGGCGAAGTCGCACCGGCGGCCGTTGCGGCTTGTCGCCGGGCAGAACGTCCGGTCCTCAGAAACCTTGTTCGATCGCGCACTCATTGCACATTCCCTTCGCGGCCATCTGCCCGGGCTTGCGGTAGCAGTAGCAAACGTTGCAGAAGCCGACCGCGTTGCCGCCCACGTGCGCTGCCCGGAAGCTGGCAGGCTGCGCTGCCGGGCTTGACTCGTCCAGCCGAACAGGCTTCACGTAGAGGTTCTTGGGGACCTTCATCCGCGCCTTGAGCGCACGCTGCCGCTCGGAATACGAGGACCACTCCTCGATCGGCTTGTCCGAGTCGACCGTCTCGGGATCGACCGAGACCTTCTCGGGCTTGGTGAGACCCTTGACCTGGGCGCCCTCGGGCTTGGTCTCCAGCAGGAAGTTCAAGTTCTCCGCGACCGCCCACTTCAGGGCCTGGTCGTCCTCCGCCTCGGCCTGCTGACCGAGCTTGTGCCAGTAGGACGCGCGGGCCTGCCAGTCCTGGATCGCCGCGCTGCGCTCTTCCTTGCGACGGTCCATCTCAACGGCGGCCCGGTCGGCCTTCGAGGGCTCGCGCAAGAGCGATGCGGGCGCCTTCTGGAAGACGATGGCGGTCATGATCCACATGACGAGCCAGACCGGCCAGAGCAGCGCCCAGAGCAAGGCAAGTACCCGGTTCAGTTCGTGGCCCGAGCGGTGTTCGACGCGGCGCCGGGCAGTGACGTAGAAGCGGCAGCCGTAGTGGCCGTACGTCAGCCCGATGATGAAGTTGAGCAGGAGATCCCAGTTCATACGGGTTCACCTCCGGTGCGGTGGGTTGATAGGTCGAGAGTACTACCCGAATGAGTAGTGCGCAAGTGGAGATCTTCTCGGCCGCTTATCACCGCGATCTCGCGAGATTCCGGCGTCTTGCCGTGAGATCGTTATCCGGAGACGCAAGAAGCCCCCGACCTGTCTCCGGGGAGGGAAACGAGCCGGGGGCTCCATGCGCAGTCAACTCCTGTTGCGTTACCACCACCTTCCCGTGAGGGCGGCAGGAGCGCGGCGCGAGAACTTGACTGCTTCACCACCGTAGCACAACGGGTAGTCCTTGAGGCAACCCCGGGTATCGTCACAATCAGCCGCCGGTCATGGTGTCTCGCGCGATCGCAAGCAGTTCGTCCACCTCGGTCTCACTGCCCTCGTAGGTAGCCCAGGCATGATCTTTGCTCGCGCGTGCGCTGACGCTGTAGCGGCGGAGGTTCTCATCCCAGTAGACCTCGATCAGGGGTTCCATCACGAGAACCAGCTCCTTATCCAGAAGAAGGTGTCGTGCACCCGGAAGGCGGCATCCACCGGGTTGACGATGACGTAGATGATCAAGCCACAGACGATCAGGCGCTTGAGCCACTTGCCGCCGCCGATCTTGCGCTTCGTCTCGGCCATGTCAGCCCCCGTCGCGCGGGGGCAGGGTGGGTGTGGCCAGGTACTGCTCGATCGGCTGCGGGCCGTCGTAGTGGCGGCAGGTGCACTGCACCCACTGGTCGCCGAGCCAGTTCCCCGCCTTGTCACGCATGCTCCGGCGCAGCACCTGCCCGTGGCAGTTCCCCCGCTTCTCGTCGTGCTGGCCGAGGCCGTGGGAGCACGAGCAGATGGCCTTGGGCGTCGCCTCCAACGGCGAGAGGACGCGCCGGAAGGTGCCGAAGACGAAGCCCAGCACGACGCCGATGAGCAGGATGGCGGCGCCGATGAGCAGGCTGATGGGATCCATGATCATTCTCCGTGGATGGGGCAGCAGGGGTCGATCTCCGACCCGGGACGAGGGACGACGAAGTGTCGGTCCGGCGTGAGGCTGTAGGGCCAGCTGCCGAACAGGCGCAGCCAGGACTCGAACTCGACGGCGCCCGGCCAGTCCGCGCAGCTGCACTCCAGGTGCATCTCGGGGTTGCAGACCGGGCAGTCCGGGTCGACGCCGTGCTGCATGATGCCCACGCCGACGTCCACGAACGGGCAGATGCACCGCTCCTCGCCGCCGCGCCCGGCGTACTTCGGCCAGGCCCAGATCTTCGGGGTCTCCTGGTCGCCGGTGGACTGGATTCGAACGCTCATGCCACCTCCTCGCGCACCTGGTCGTAGTAGCGCTCGACGGCCTGGCAGTCGCACAGCATCGCCGGGCCGGACAACGGGTGCCAACCCTCCACCGAGCTGCACCGCTCGTTGTGCTCCAAGTCGGTGGAGTCCTGGATCTTCCAGGCCAGGCTGATGCTTAGGAACTCGTCGGTGGCGATCCGAGCCCGAAGGGCTTCGGGGGACAGGAAGTGCGGGGACTCTTTGTCGATCATGCGGTCTCCTCCGGTGCGGATGTGGCGCGCCATGCGGCCAGTCGCAGGAGCCCGACCATCGCGCAGCCCGCGATCGGGTCGTTGTCCCACGACACGACCACGCCGTGGTGGCGCCGCATGGTGTGGTCGATGATCTTCAAACCGGACGAGACGCGGTGCTGAGACACCCTGCGACCGGTGACCATCTTGAAGTCGAACTCCTCGGTCGGCGTGCCCCAGACCTTGCAGGCGCCGACGCAGTGCGGGTGGCGGCCCTTGGCCAGGATCGTCTCGCCGGTCTCGTCACGCTCGATCAGCGGCTCGCCGTCGGGGGTGTGGTGGTAACCCAGCACGCAGTCACACGGCACGGGGATCTCGTCCTCCATGCGCATGTGCGGCTGGGTCGGGATCCTCATGTCGAGTTCGCGTCCTTTCCCGGCTCGATGCGTTCGATGGTCAGGGCGACGCCCGGCGGCGGGGTGAACTGCGCGATCGTCTCCTCCAGTACGCACAGCAGGCACTCGCCGACCGCCGGGTTGTGGCCGCCGGGGTGCACCAGGTCGGTGTGCCCGCAGTTCGGACACGGCACGCCGATCATCGAGTTCGCCGGGATGCCCGAGCGGCAGACGCCGCCGTTCCTGTGATCGGTCATCGGGTGCGCACCTCCAGCGGCCAGAAGTCGTCGCCGAGGTCGCCGAGGCGGCCGTGCGGCCGATTGAAGGGATGCGGCAGGCCCAGCTGGCGCGTGACGGCGTCGGAGGTCTTGCCGAGCACCAGGAGGCCCGGGAACTGAGCCCGGGTCTCCACGGGCAGATAGGCCGGGTAGATCTTGTGCTGCCGGACGCTGGCCAGCACGTGCACGCGACCAGCCCGGCCGACTCGGAGCAGGCGGCCGAGGCCGTTCATGAACTGCTTGCCCAGCTCGTCGTACGGCGCCCAGCGGCTCTCGATCTCGTCGAGGATGTCGTGCAGCTCCGGGATCGTCACCAGCATCGGCGCGATCTCCTCGCCGCCCTCGATCCGCTCGGCGCGCTCCAGCGCGACCGTGCCCAACCGGGCGACCTCGGCCGCGCACTCCTCCGAGGTCATGTGCATCCACGGCTCGTGCCTGGGCCACCGGCCGCCCTTCGGGTCCAGCTGGGCGCGTTCGCCGTCGTACTTGCGAGCCACGAACCGGACGAGGTTCTCCCCGGCGCCGTAGTTCTCGCGCTCGATGACGAGTAGGTGTGGCAGCTGCTCCCAAGCCCAGATGGCCTCCAGGCCGCTCTCGTACCGGCCGATCTTGAGACCCGGCGTGGTGGTGTGCCGGAAGAACCGGACCTTGCTCATGCTGCGCTTGAAGATCATCAGCTGCCTCCGTTTAACCAGCTGGCTGGGATCGGGTCGGGGAACGAGATGTTGCGCAGCTCGATGCGCTCGCCCGGCGGTGGCTCAGCGGCGGGCTCGTCGAACTCGGCCATGAACCGCAGACCGACCAGGCTGGCCACGTTCGCCGAGCTGTAGTCCTCCGGCGCCCAGGCCATGAACTCCATGAGCGGGTCACCGGAGGTCAGGAAGGCCCGACGGGACCCGGGCGTGGTGCACCAGACGTGCACGCGCGAGGTGTCCTCACAGTCCAGCCGCAGGCCGTCCAGCTCGGCGTCGAGGATCCGGATCACGGTACGCATCAGAACCATTCCCCGTATGAGACCTCGTCCGGCCCGGCCTGCTGCTTGTGGCTGTCGGGGTACTCGATGCTCTGGCGCCGCTGACCGCGCAGGCTCTCGACCTCGGCGAAGAAGGTCTCCAGGGTGTAGTCCTGGTACCACTCGTCCTTGATCGAGCCGCCCTCGGCGACCTCACAGGTGAGGAAGTCGCGCCACGACTCGGCTCCGTAGAGCGGGTTGCCGCTGGGGGAGTCGGCGGCGGTGAAACCCTGCCATGTGAACACCCAGCCGCCCGAGCGCTTGCCGATGTGGATGCTGCCCGCCTGCCGGGGGCGGCCGCACTCGCCGCAGTTCTGCGGGTCGCGGTGCAGGTAGAAGTTGGTGGACATGATCAGCTCACCGCGCTCAGGTCGAGGAAGTAGGCGCGCACGCCGACCAGCCAGTTCTGGGCGAGTCGCTCGTCCACGATCATCGGCAACGCCGGGCGGTAGCTGTCGAAGATGTGCTCGGCGGTCGCGAGCTTCTCCCGGGCGACGCGCAGGCCCTCGTTCGGGTCGTCCAGCACCAGCTGGCCGAAGGCGTGGTACTCCTCCGGATTGGTCAGCCGGACGCTCATCTCGCCCCGGACGAACAGCTCGGTGCCCTGGGTCAGCAGGCGCATCAGGTGCCGGGCGTGCTTGGCCACCCGGTTCTTCGTGTCCGAGGAGAACGTCCCGTCGCCGCGCCGCTCCATCTTCCGGAACTGGCTGGTGGCGTAGCCCAGGTAGGCGTTGCGCACCGCCGTGGCGCCGAGCAGGTCGTGGCGCAGGCTGATCAACTCGTCGCCGAACAGCCGGAACTTCTCGGTGTAGCAGTCCTCGGGCAGCCACAGCAGCTCGGTGACCGTCGGGTTGGCCTTCAGCGCCAGCGCGAGGTACTTGCCGATCTCGTGGACGGTGATGTCGGGGTCGGTGCGCACGTCGCTGGCGGTCTTGTCGCGCGGCGGGTGCAAGCCGAGGACGTCCCGGGTCGGCGCGATGGCCACCGAGAGGGTGTCCACGTCGGACTCGGGGGTCGCCAGCCCGTAGGCGGTCGAGCCCACGGTGCCGGTGAGGATCGGGGTCCAGTTGTTCACTTTCGCCTCCAGGGGCGGGTCACGAGTACGGCGATGAGAAAGATCAGGCTCATCGCCACCAACACCACGAGGGCGAAGTTGAGGATGAGCCTGATCGCCGGGTCGGTCACTCCCCGCCCCGGCGCAGGGCCCGGCGGGCCTGAGCGCAGGAGCGGCGGGCAACGCGGCGCTTGATCGCCCGGCGCTCGCCGGGGCGGAAGCTGAGGTGCTTGTGCTCGGAGGTGAGCGCCTGGACCTCGTCACCGCTGATCATCGGAATGCTCTTCATCGCTGCTCCTCCGGTGCGGGGCTGGTGCCGATGAAGACGATACTACTCGTTCGGGTAGGTTCGGGCAAGCCCTAGCTGGAGAATGGCTCGAATCCGAACAGGTGCGCCGCCATCCAGCTCACCGGGGCTTCCTCCGGCGGCCCAGCTCCTCCGCCACGTCGCCCAGGACCTGGTCCTGGAAGCCGCGCACCTGGTTCGCCAGCGGCGCCGTCTCGCGACGCTGCTCGGCGGTCGCGGGCACCGTCTCGTTGAAGTCGCAGCCCTTGGTCCGGCACATGCGGTACACCTTGCGGCCCATGTCGCAGGGCAGCTCGGCGAAGTCGTGCTGGTGGTCGGCCGGGAGACCGGGCGTCTCGGCCTTGACCTCCCGCTCCGGCCAGATCCAGCTCTTGAGCTTCTCGATCGGGTTCATCCCTGCTCCTCTTCGTCGGTTTCGATCAGGGGTTCGTGGCAGCCGCCGCATCGGTGCGCGCGGCCGTCCTCGTCCACCGCCTCCGGGCCGTTGAAGACCGGCTGCGGGACGCGCTGGCTGTCCTCGCGGTGCATCTCCAGGCCCTGCTCGGCGACCCAGATGGCAATCTCGCTCTCCATCACCGCGCCCGCCCGGACGGGGCCGGTCGTGGCCATGCCCATCCTCTCCAGGGTGCAGCGTGGGCAGAGGATCTCGGCATCCCAGGCGTAGCCCACGATGTCGGTCGAGTGGCCGCCGTAGTGCTGGACGAAGCCGGTTCCGTTCCAGGGCATCTCAGTCCTCCTCGGACCAGATCTCGGCGTCGCACCGGCGGCACGTCCACGGACCCTCCGGCGAGTCCTCGTAGTCGCGCGGGTCGATGTCGTGGTCGTAGGTGTCGCCGCAGATCTCCTGCTCGCGCTCGTCCTCGACGGGCTGCTGGGTGTCGCTCATTTCCCCTCCTCGGGAAGCTCGGGCACATACCCGGCGGTCAGGTCTTCTCCAGCTCGTTCGAGGGCGCCCAGTTCCATCAGCTCGGCCAAGGTGATCCGGAGTTTCCAGAACCCCTCGTGCTCGTAGCCCTCGGGCTGATGCTCGGACCAGTCGCCGATGCGGATGCTCTTGCCGTGGTCGTCCTCGACCTCGACGAAGCGGGGTCCCTCGGGGCCGGGGTGTCCGTCGAAGATGATGTTGATCGCACTCATGATCGAGATCCTCTCAAGGCAAGAGCCGGGGTGACGGTGCGCGTCACCCCGGCTCGGATCAGCACCACTCGACGCGGCGGCCGTGCTCGGCGGCCCAGGCGGCCACCTCCTCCAGCTCCACCATCCGGATGCCGATGGACGGCTTCAGCACCTCACGGTGCATGACGTCCTTGACGCCCCGGAGGACCTCGTCGGCGGGCAGGAACCCGGCCGGGGGCACGTCATTCTCGACGTAGCCGAGGAGACTGAGCAGCGTGCCCAGGGTGCTGCCGGAGCAGTTGAACTGCGGGACCTCACCCGAGCCGAAGAAGTACTCGTGCTTGTCAACGTTCTCGATGAACTCGGGACGGACGTCCATGCTCATGATCTTGACCTCCGGTGCGGTCGGTTGGTGACGCATCCGATGCTACCCGATCGGGTAGGGGATGTCTACCCGGGCGATCACCGGATATGGTGGCGACGTTCGAGCATCGCTCAGGAACCGAGGGGGCAACGCCAGCATGGTGAACCCGGAACGGGCGCTGGCCCTCACCGAGGCCGCACGACTGCACGCCGAGTCATTCGGTGATGTGCAGTTCGAGGAGGGGCGCCGCGAGGTCTTGAAGACCGCCACGGCCTTCTACTCCTTCCTCACCGGCCCGGCGTCGGCCGTTGTCGCATTCGGCCCCATCGTGAAGCAGAACACCCTGGAACCGACCGGAAAGGCTGGCAGCAAGATGGCCCAGATCCACGACGACGAAGAGTTCGACCTCACGATCCCCAGCGTCGCCGACGCCAAGGGCGCCGAGATCCCGGACCGCGCGGACGACCTCACCGACGACCCGACGTTCGTCTCCAGCGACGAGTCCGTCTTCACCTACCGGACCTTCACCGAGGACCCGCGCAAGGCCACCGTGGTCGCCGGAATGCCGGGCTCGGCGGTGGGCACCGTCACCATCGGCAGCGTCGTGGTGACGCACGCGGTCGACGTGGTGCCGGGCGACGTCGCCACGGTCACCATCCAGGAAGGCGAAGTGCGCAAGCAGCAGGCCTGATAGGCTGCGGCCACTTCCTTTCGTGGTCGTGGCTGTACAGCAAGAAGAACCCCCGCCTGGAATGGTCACCGCGTTGCAGCGCGGGCCAGACGGGGGTTCTTCTTGTTCAGATCCACTCGACGTCGTCCACGCACTCGCAGAGCCCGGCCAACCACGGCCCGGCGAACTCGTCGCCCAGCTCGTAGGCCAGCGCCAGCGCGTCGATCAGGCTCATCGCCTCGTCGTCGTTGAGGTCCAGGCTCTTGAGGTACTCGGGCCATAGGCTCTTGCACTCGACGCCCAGGCCGAAGTACGACTCGAACCAGGGCTTGCCGCCGAACGAGGCCGTCTCCAGCGCGTTGGCCAGGTCCTGGCGGTCATTCCAGCCGAACTGGAAGTAGTGCCCCTCGCCGGGGTTGCTCAGCAGCGCGTCCTTGAGCGCCTGGACGCCCTCGGGGCTGCCGTAGGTGTAGTCGGTCATCCCAGCTCCGATCGGAGCATGACCTTCTGCTCGGCCAGCTTGGGCGCCAGCTCGACGATGCGCGGCCAGAGCCGGGTGACCGCCGCGCGCGCGTCCGCCGACGCCTGCTCGTAGGAGGCAAGGCCAGACACGCCCCGGCTCGCGGAGTGCCGGATCACCTCGTCGAAGTGGACCCGGTCGTCGTGATCGAAGTCCTGCACCGGCGCCCCCGTGCGCTCGCAGTGAATCAGGGAGGCCTGGGCCCCGGCCGCGAGGAAGATCAGGTAGGCCGGGATCAGGCTGTCCGGCACGTCGTCCTGGCAGAGGGTCAGGCCGCCCCAGCCGGAGTCGACGGGGCTGAACTCGATGCCGTGGATGATCAGGCCCTGATCGATGCCCGCCAGAGCGTGGCCCAGCTCGTGGTAGGCCACGCTCTCGGCGTCCAGGACGGGAACGCTCATCCGACCTTCTTCCCTGCCATCCGCCGCTTCTCCAGCAGCATCGGCGTGAACGCGACGACGTCATCCCAGCGCGGCAGGATCAGGTGCCGGGCCTCCTCCATCGCCTGCTCCCACGTCGGGGCGTTCGGCATCACTTCGGCGTCCTCGCGGAACATGCTGTAATCCGACCCGGCCGTGAAGTCCACCGGCATGTCGTTCAGCTGGAACCAGTGTTCGGCAGCGGCCTGGCCACCGGCGGTCATGATCAGCATGCCCCGGTAGGTGTCCCAGGCGCCCGGCGCCGGGTTGTTGCCCGGCACCGGGTACATGAAGCTCTTCAGCTCGCAGTAGCCGCCGTTGACTTCACCAGACCACCAGGAGGTCATGATGCGGACGTCCCCCAGGGGAACATCCGTCTCCTGGCCCGCGATGATGTGACCCAGCTCGTGCGCGGCCACCAGCTCGTCCGGCCATTTCATCAGGACCCCCAGGAGTGTCGTACCGCACGCTGGCGCGCAACGGCGAGTTCAGCTCGCAGCAACTTGATCTCGGTCTCGTAGACCCGTGCCGCGCGGTTGAACGCGGTATCCGCGTGTTCTGGCGGCATCTCGACGATCGGGCGCGGGTAGGTGAACTCATGGAACGCCTCGGCGCGGATGGCCAGCAGGTCCCTCACTGGTTCACCCCGATCACCAGGACGAACTCGCCCCGGTGGAACTCGGCGCGCACCGAGGCGACCGGCAGGTAGTTGCCGCCGAAGTCGACCATGACGCTCTTGCTCGGGTGCAGCCCCGAACCCCGGGCGATGTTCATGACGTCGTCGATGTCCATGCCCTTGGGCGCTTCCGGGCACCAGTTCTCGTGCGGGGTGGCGTGGCAGGTGCAGCTCATTCGCCTTCACCCCGAGCCACATCGGAAGCGGCTCGCTGGGCCATGATCATCCGTTCGGAAGCCTGGTGCTCGGGACTACCCACCTCGACCGGGCCGCCCGGCGACAGCGCGGCGTCCGC